AAAATCCTTTAGTAAAAGTTATAGAAGCATCATTTGCTGGGGAGGAAGCTAAAGCTGTATTTAATGTTAACGTATATGTGCCACTACCATTGTTAGTAACAGCAGTTATTCTGTATGTACCTGTTATACCAGCAATCGTAAATTCTTCTTGTATTTGTGGATTAGACGTTAATCCATCTATAATTAATGTAAGTCCTGATTGCGTAGCACCTTTAACAAGAGGAGTACCACGTTGGGAGAGCGTGGAAGTACTGGAACAATCAAGACTTATAGAATCATCTTCACCAAATTTTTCTAGTGTATAAACTGTGCTACCATTTAACGATCGTTTTCCTACACAAAATAAATTTTCATTAGCACTTGTTACACTATGAAATGTATCACCATTTCTTGTTGTCCATAATGTCCATCCAGCAATTTGTTCTTCTCGTATTGAATGAAATACAGCTAATTTTCCATTATGTGTAGAACCACTATTTGTAAAAATTGCAAATTGTTCAGGGCGTGATGATGACCCACTAATCATAGCAATATCTTTAGGGCTATCAATTAAATGGTTAGCTAATACAGATATATTTGTAGCAACATATCCAGCTTCACCATCTGAATATATAAATTCTCTTACAGCTTTTCCATTTTTTTGATTAAATAATGTTGCACCATCAAATAGTATTGGACGTGTACGTGAACATCCATAAGGAGTTTGTCGTCTAAATACAATATTACTTGGAGTAATAGCTGACGTATCAGATGATGTTGGTATTATATACTCACCACTATCAGTAAATATTTGTAAATTAGAACCAGAATATAAATGACGTACTTCATTTACACTATCACCACCAATAGCTACATCAATACCTTCTGCGGCCAAACCAGTTCCTAAACTAAAATTAAAATAATCTCCTACATGACTTGCTATAATAGAAGATGGTTTAGCTTTTATTCCACCAAACCATAATCTGTTGTCATGAAAAGTAACAGCTTGTGGGTATCCTCTTTGACTAGATATTAATTGCTCATCCCAATCAGCAGTAGCATCAGCACTATCTAATGTTTCTCGTATATTACCAACAACAACAGTTGTACTTGTTCGTGAAGCTATATCAATTTCTTTACCACCAATACGAATTGTTTTACCTACCCAATTATCATTTGTATCAAAGATAGCACTAGAGGCTGTTATATTAACTGAAGTACCTGAAGTTGCAGCTGGATTTAATGTAACTCCACTATCAGCATATTTATAATAAGGTTGATATCTAGGATAACCAGATGAATGAGAATCAAATGCAAATAATGTACCTGTAAAAGATGAAGCACTTGTTCGTTTAATTTTTACAGTAGGATTATTTCTATGAGCAATAAATACTGTATCACCAAATTGAGCTATATTTAATTCAAATAATTGAGCTGTTGTCCAATTACAATTAGTTGTATAATTGCTTTGAATAACAGCTCCAGCACTAGAATAAACGTCTAACCGATTGTTAGATAGTGCAAATATTGCTACTTCATCATCTGAAAAAACAAATGGAAGTAATCTTGTTTCACCAGCAAGAGTTTGTTTATATGAAGTGCCAGGTCTACGCATTATCCCACCACTATCCATCATGTACCAATTACGTAAAGTTTGAGCTCCATTAAAATATGCTTTAGCATCTGTTCTTGTTTTTAATAATGAATTGAGTTCACCAGCACTAAAGTTAGTTAGAACAGTTCTCATTGTTCTAGCCATATTATCCTCTGGTTGATTGTCTTAAGTTTAAAAAACGAGAAACATCTAAAGTTTTTGTTGTTCTTTCGGCTGAATCTATATTTTTAGCAATTAAATATTGTCGTTCTGCCATATCTGCAAACTGACCTATCATTCCTGAATCTCTAGCTATAGAACCAGCAAATAAACTAGCAAGTTGATATTCTAATCCTAAAATAAAATGAGGAGGAAATTCTGATTCATCTGCTCTATAGATATAATCACAAACTACAGTAGAACTACTGCCATAATTATCTAAAAATATTTTATCACCATATCGTTCATATGGAATAACCATATCATTAACTGTTAAAGTTATTAATTGTAATAGTTCAGGACTTGTTGGTAATTGATACGCATACGCATATCTTCCTGTAGGTGTTGCAGTAAGTAAACTTAATTGTTTTTGTTCAGTTGCAAATCTCCATCTATGTCTTGTTAGAGAAGATTTTAATATATCTTCGTAGACTGTATTACATACATTAGCTTCCGTACTATTATCACTAAAAGATGTAATAGTATTAGCTCCTATCATTACAAGAGCTGTGGAACATATATCTACTTTTGTTGTTGCCATAATAATTTAAACTTGGGGGGCAAAGCCCCCCTAGTCACATTTAAGCAAGAAGTACTGTTGTTACAGTTGAGCTCGAAGAAGCAGATACCATAAGAATATCTACAACTCCGTTTGAGCCACCACTATTTACAAAAATAATATCTCCAGCAGTTAAGTTTCCATAATCTGCTAGAAAGTAATCAGCGTCATCAATAGTGCCGATAGCGTCTCCGTCTGTATAGTACCAAAGAGCATTAGTATCTCCCATTTGGGAAATCTTTTTTACTGGATTGCTAGTTGCATAAGCCATAATTAATCTCCTTTCCTATTCAGCACAAAGCTGTACCCTTAAAGCGTCACCATCAATAGCTACTGCTCCCATAGAGAGAGAAGAAGTTACTAAGTTAGATACTTTTTCAGGAATATAATTTACCTCTGTTTTAACATCTTGGCCGATACCAAGACCAACAGAAGATTTATGCCAAGCAAGAGTTTGTCTGTCAGTTGCAACAGATAAACCAGAATGAACAAACCATAAGAAGCCCATCCATCTTTTTGCAGTAGATTCACCATTCGTAAATGGTAAGTTTTCAGTTCCCACATACTCGGCACGAGAGAATTGATCTACACTCATTAGGTCACCCCATTGAGCTGGGCCTACTGCCCAATATCTTTGTCCATCATCAGGAACATCATTAGTACCAAAAATATTTTGCATATTTTTAGCTTTAATTAATGTCATACCTGTACCAGATGAATTAACGTTATTAGCGATTGAAGTTCCAGCTTTCATAACATCTACTAAGATATCATCAGTTTTTCGACCAAGAGCGTAAGCCGCATTTTGTGCAACTATTTGTCTTTCGTCTATGTTGATCTTCAAGTCGTCTAGTTTGTCAATGTAATCAGCCGCATAATAATCCGATAAAGTTGCAGACACATTAGAGTGAGCTAGGTTCATCGCTACTACTTCAGCATGTCTTGCTTTTGTAGTTGCTGTACCTTTTGCAACTTTTTGGAATTTTACGCTAGAGCCACTTACACCATTCACAGTTCTTACCAGATTTTTTAATTTAGCACCCATACGTTGATACGCCATGTGTACTTCTGATTCAAACTGAGTAATAAAGGCGTTAGTTATAGTACTAGCCATTTTATTTCTCCATTAGTTAAGGTTAACCGATTGTCTTTTAAGTTTGCTAAAAAGTTATCCTAACGGGCAATTTGCGTACTCTAAAGGTCTTGAGGCGATTAATGACTAATCATCTTCTTTTTCGCAACGCACATTTATTATTTCCTCAATGCACCCACGAGGAATAACTGTTGTACGCCCTACTTCGCTGTCACTTATATCTTCAGGTATGTCGGCTGATATTTTTAAATCAGTATCAGTTTCTTGAACTACCCATCCAACACTACGTATAACAGCCGAGTTTGTTTTAATAACTTCAGACATATCATGCCATGTGCCTGAATCTACTTCTCGAGTATCACGCCATATAACTTTAACTAATTTGTTCATCATACTTGTTCAAATAATTTAGACACACGCTGTATGTATGCTGGGTCTTTCTCTCCATCTTTCCAATATTTAGGGTCTTTCATCATAGAACGTAAATCACTTAATGAAGGTTTACTATCAACTGCTGTTGGAGAACTAGGCATAACGCTAGATTTATTAAGTGCCATTATTTCTTCTAATGCCTTTACACCTTCTG